GCGCCATATCGGCCTCCGCGCGTGCCGCCTGCTCGGACCAGACACCCGCCATAATCAGCGTCGAGCCTGCATTCGTCCCGGTATCCCCAGCCATCGGCGGTGGCCCGAATGTCGCCACGACCGAATCCAGCCTGGTGGCCAAGGCCGAATCCGCATCGGTCCGGGCCGTTTGCTCGGCTTTCACCCGCGCAGCCACAGAACCGACCATATCTGGCGGGCCGTCGATCAGGTCGACTCTCCCTAGCAGATCCTTGCCCAACTGGGATTCGGTGATCTGCCCCGCGATCGCGTCCAGAATGGGGCCGGCATCTGCACTGCTCTGCCCCTGCACACCGTTGCCGGTCGGGTACCAGGCGCCGATGTTGCCGCTCTTGTCGACCAGGCGCGCCCAGAACCAAAAGCGCTGCCCGGCCGCCAATCCCATGATCGTGTGAGTGTTCTGCGGGAAGGCAAAGTCGGCCAGCTTGATGGCATCAGTACGGCTCAGCGTCTTGCTGTACCAGATCTCGGTACGCTCCACATCGGATGGCCCCGGCGGGAACCCCCAATCCAGCCGAATCGAGAACACCAGCCCTGTGGCCACCAGCGACGTCACCACGGGCGGCGGCGTCGTTTTTCCGGTCAGCACCGTTTCCACCGAGTAGGCAGGGATCGATGCCACGTCCAGGGCATTGACCGCACGCACACGCGCCAGATACGTGCCGGCGTAGATGCTCGTCACCTCCAGGCTGCAGGAGCCCGTACGGCCGGCCCTGACCCATTCCCCGTTGTCGCGACGCCATTCCACCTCATAGGCCACGGCTCTATCCGATGGCGACCAGCTGACAACCATCGTCGTTGACGCGATGCCTTGCCCAATGACGGAATACGATCTGATTTCCACGCCGGTGGGCGGAGGCTGTACGGATGGCGGGATAACGGTCACTGGCCGCGATTCCAGCCGGGAACCGTTGTCGATCGCTGCGAATTTTCCCGCCTCATGCCTGAGCGCCGTCACCTGACGGGTGATGCCATCGCCTTCCGTAATCGACAGCACGCGGAACAGCTGGGTTTTCAGCGTGGCGCTGTCAACCGCCCAGACCGCCTCTGCCTGGATGCTCTCGGTCCAGTCCGCCGACACCCGGACGGTGGAACCCACAACCTCCACGACCGTCCGCGTCTGCACGGCCCCTGAGGGCAAGGCGACCGTCAGAGCGTCGCCAGGCTGGATCTGATCGACCTTGTCGAGCTGCACCTGGCGCGTGCCGGGTACCGCGCGCACGCGGCCACCCAATCGCCGCCCGGCTCGAGCAGGATCTGCAATGCGGACAACGCTACCCGGCCTCACCAATGCCGCGTCGAGGCCGACCCCGAATGTCACGGTCTCAGTCTCCATGCGGCTGGTGAGCAAGATCCACTGCCCGGCGCGGTGCGCCTGCCCCTGCGACGTGCAGCCAAATGCCGTCACCTCGGTCTGGCGCACGCCGTAGCGCGCAATGCCATCGTCATCCGGCACATACTCGACCTTGGCCCGGTAGAAGTCGGACGGATCGTTCCACGACACCAACGCCACCGTCTTGCGGGCCTTCAGCCCGCTGCCGGCGTAGGAAAAGCGACCATCAATCACGTTGGACGCCGCGAAGGTGTACTCCGGGTCAGACGGCATGTCCGCCGCAGCGACCACGGTGCCGGACGCCCAGTAGGCCATGCCGCGAAAGATCGACGCCAGATCCTGCAGCACCTTGTACGCGTCGGCGCGCGCCTGCAGGTACACATTGCAAGTAAAGCGTGGCTCTTGCCCACCCCGCCCATCTGGGACCAGCTCGTCGCAATACCGCGCGATCTGGTAGAGCGACCACTTGTCGACCATCGCGGCGTTCACACGATCGCCGAGACCATAGCGAGGATGCAGCACCAGGTCGTAGAAGATCCACGCCGGGTTGTCAGTCCACGCCGTCTTGAAAGTCCCATCCCACACGCCGGTGTAGCTACGCGTTTCCGGCGTGTAGTTCGACGGCACGCGGAGAATCCGCCCCTTCATGTCGAACGACCGCGCCGGAATGCTGTTGAACTGCCGGGCGTCGATCTGGAGAGCCACGATGGCGCTATTCGGGTAACGCAGCTTGGCGTCGATGACCTCGGTATAGGACTCGATACGTGTGGTATCCGCGATGGTGTTGCTGTTGGCGTTTGGCGTGATCCGGCGAACGCGCACGTTCCACCCCTGCTTTGCCGGTGGCAACTCCACACGATGGCTGCGCTGGTAGTTGTTGGTGGTCTTTCCGTCGAAAGCCGTCAGCAGCACCTGCTGATATGCCGCACCATCGGTTGCGACATCGATGGCGTACTCGACCCGATACCCGCCGATGTCTCCCGTGCTGGTGTTGGCCTTCGAGAGCGAGGGCACCCCCAACCGGATGCGCACCGCAGAGAGCGCAGTGTTGTTCACGGCACGCACCCACGGCGTGGCCGCCTTCAGTTCCACGCCGACCGCCGCCTCGTTCTCAACGGACGGGAAGCCGGGAATGTAGTCCTGATCCTGCGTGCCGTTGCGGTACGCCAGCGATACGCCCTGGAAATTCTGCGAGCCGTCGGCATTCATCAGCGGCGTGCTATCCAGGTAGACGCTTTGCAGGCCATTGACCAGCCCATGGATCTCCCCCTCGGAAACGAGATCCAGCACGCGCGCGTACGCGATCGAGTGCAGGCTGTCCGGGCTTTCCGACGGGGCGCTGCCTCCGCCCCCACCTTTTCCGCCGCCCCCATAGCCAATGATGTCGCGCATATTCCCTGCACCAAATGAAAAGGCCCCGCACGAAGGCGGGGCCAGGTTATTGAAGGACACGCGGCGCTATGCCTGATCCTCAGCGAAAATGCCACCGGAGAGCACGGCGCTGCCGACGATCATTCGTCCGTACAGAATCGGCACGGGATTGCCCTGCGCCGTGGTGTTCACCGGTCCGTTGAAGTTGTAGCTGGCCCCATTGTTCGGCGAATCCTTCGTCGACAGGCCCTTCGCTTGCGGCGACAGCATCTGCACGACACCACCGAGCGCCATCGAGGCGCCCGCCAGACCCACACCGAACGCCATTTGCGCGGTCATGCCAAGGGCCGGAGGATTCCACCATGCCAGCGCGACGAGCGCGACACCCAAGATCGTCTGAAACAGGCCTGCGCGCTTTGCACCGCGCATGACCGGCGCAATGCGGATGTCGTCACCGCCTGGCGGCGTACACATCTGATCATGACCAACGTTCTGCCGGCCAATGAACACCGCATAAGCCACGCCCCGTTCGCTGCTGTCCTGCAACTCAGCCCGGAACCCCGGCACTAGCACACTCAGCGCCCGCACGGCCTCCGCCGCATTGGCGATCGCCAGCCGGTGCACGCGACCAAACTGCACCCCCAGATTTCCGTAAAGTCGAATGGTTCGAATCTTTTCCATGTCGCCAAATTAAAAACCCGCCATAAAGGCGGGTAATTTCAATCGATAATGGTAACTAGCTATGCGCGCGGCGCACATCGGTCTAACAGCGCGTCCAGTTCCTTCTCGCTCAACTGGCGGATCCCCGAATTCGCTCGTCGAACCGCAAGCGCAGTTCCACCCTCAACGGCACGAAGATCAATAAGGTAATAGACTCGATAATCGCCCAACTGATCAAGGCCAATACTGATCTCCGTCCGCCCGCCACTTGGATACGTGGTGATCTTCGGTAAGTCATTCAGGCTGACCTGCACGCACTCAAGAACCGCGTTTGCGGTCGCCTTGGTTTGTCGCAGTTCCGGCTGAACTTGTCGAATCTGAGTTTGCGTCATTCCAACGCAACCAGCCATTAGCAACGCACACCCACCAAGCAAAGCTACCGCCCGCATATCATCCCCTCGCAGGAGTTAATTTCGCCGCTATTCTAGTGCAACATCACATTTCAATCGAAGCACACAGCGCGTGATCTCCTGCCAATATCCGCCATAAACATCGCGCGAAGACAGCCTGCCATGCTGGTGATGCAGCATCAACCCATCACCAAGATAGATCGCCGCATGGTTCGGAACCTTGGAGCGCAGCTGCATCAGAATCACATCACCCACCTGCTCCGGATGATCCTGCGAGACTACGACGAATCCCGCCTCTGCATAGTGCTGCATGTACAGATCATCGCCGCGATTCCACCAGTTATCGCGACGCTCAAAGTCGAGCAGCTCGATGCCACGCTCGCGGCGATACCAGTCCCGGATCAACGCATAGCAGTCCAGCACTCCATGGGCGAACTCGCGCCCGACTAGCGGCGCCTGGTAGCCGACTGGCTCGATCGACTGCAAGTCATCCGCCGGCCAGGACAGGATATGCCAGGGCAAACCAGATCCCTCACAGCTGACACGATCAGCCTCGCTAGGCGTGGCCGGCGCGTCCGGGTGCGTGTGCACCAGCGCAATCACTTCGCCGAGGTCTTCGGCCGCCGCATAGTCCTCGGCCGGCATCACGAAATGTTCTGTGCCAGCTGCTACGTTCCGGCACGGGACATATCGCTCCCGCCCCTTGACGATCACCACCAGCCCGCAGGCCTCGCGCGGGTAGTCACGCTGCGCGTGCTCTCGCACGGCCAGCAAGGTTTCGCGCCGCATATCACCCCCTGACGAGATCCGCTGCCGGAAACGAACCGTATGGCAGCGGGTTGTTTGCTCCAAACCGGGCCTTGCACGACGAGAGACGGCCGCCGCATTTGTCCAGCGCCTGATCGGTAACGCGGTTATCGTCGCGATCGAAATAGTCCACGCCGGTGTACCCGCAATAGGGACCGCGATACCCCCCCTTCGTCAACCACATGCAGATATTGGCAACGATCTGGCGCGCCGGGATCTGCGCATCGCCGAAATCCAGCGCGCTAGACAGCTCGAACGTCACGGAGACGGCTGATTCTTCCGCCTTTCGTTCGAGCAGCCAGATCTCCGGCGGCAACTCTTCACCCGGGTCGGCATCCGCATTCCCACCAGGGAAGTTTCTGGCGTCCAGATACTTGCCGAGCGTCTGCCGGCGCGTGAGCTGCGCACCAACCATGTCGGCAAGGAACAGGCATAGCGCCGAGATCGAGCCGTCCACGTTTCCCACGCGCAGGGTGGGCGTGGGCTGCTGGCCATCGCCTGTGCGCGCGAATCCCTCCACCTGAATCGGCCAGGGCGAGTACTCCTTACCCTGCCACCAGATCGAGCCGACCTGCGTGTAACCGTGAAAGCGGAGGACATCACCACCAATAGCGGTCGCGTCCAGTTCGAACACTTCGACCCACTCACCAGGCTCCAGCTTCTGTACATCGGCCTGAATGCTCATGTGACGGGTGCCTCCGGCCATTCAATCGTCGCTGCTGTCACATCGATGCGGCTCAGCGCGACGAAGTATCGCCTCCACTCGATCAATGCCGCACCTTCAGCCTCCGTTTGGATGCCAAGCTCGACAGCCATCTGCAATGGCTCGATCGCGGTGCGCGCTCGAGCCGATTCCGCCTGACGCTTGATGCGGGCCGCGTCCACTCGCAGCGTGGCGGCCAGCCCCTCGTCCAGCACCCATGCACCATCGCGCCAGACGTGAGCCGGAGAGGGGCGAGGCTGGTCCGTCACCATAGCGGGAAGGGGCCCGACTCCAGCGTACTGCCCCCCGATTTCGTACGGCTCACCGCTAGGCACACTGTAGAGGGGAATGGCCCGATAGTCGGGAACGATCTTCCATTCACCAAACTCCCAGTTCATCGGCGGCACGCCATGTGGATCCACATAGATCGCCACCTGCCCGGCCTGCACCGAGGGCGCATCCTGCACGGTCGCGTACGCTGGAATGAGCGGCATATCAGGATTCACCGGGTTATCGGTAGCAACGCCAACGCTGGTTGGCACGCCGGTGAAGTTGTCGTAGTTCGTGACTTTCATACCTGCCCTCAATACTTGATGCACGGAAGCAATGCGACGTTTCGCGGGCGCGTTTCCGACCCCCCTGCGGCACCCGTCCCCTGGTTGGATACGGTGTTGCCGTAGGTGCCGCCCGCATACGCTGTCCCGGCCATGGCATACAGAATGGAAGCAGGAATGGTATGGCTATGACTGATCACAGCCTGATCCTGAAAGCTACCGAATCCGCGCGCTGGATCCACGCCCTTCCCGTGATCCCATCCACGCAGGAACTCCCCTCGCAGATCCGGAATATTGAACGTCGTCACGCCGTTTCCAGCCCCGAAAGTCGTGCCGATTCTGGCGAACAGTGGAGGAAAGTCGGACCTGAAGAGGGCTGCCCCATTGCACTCCAGGTACCCAGATGGGGGCGTACTGGCCGCGAAAAATGAAATCCTGCCCACATCAGCACTCGCTGCCGTCATGAGTTGACCGACCTGGTACCGCATGATCCCATCGACATCCGAGACGTTACCGCCGTCGCTGAACACCACAACGCTTGAGCCTGCCGCAAGAATGGGGCCTGTTCCACTCGCCGTTTTAAAGCGAAGCGTGTATGGCCCGGTGGTGGCATTCACAACAATCCATGTCTGCGGGACGGAATCCGGTACCGCAACCTCACGATTCCCAGTCAACGCACCGTATAAGTACATGATCCCAACCAGTGCCTCCTGAGCTGACAGGGCGATCACGCCTGCGCCTCCGACATCCTTCACCAGTTGCGACTGAGCCTTGGCGTACAGCTCGTCAAAATTCGCGTTTGCCTTGGTGAAACCCGTGCGCGAATCATCACCGCCATCGCCTTTCGGCGGGTAACCGAGATTGATTGTCTGTTTTGCCATCTTCTACGGCGCGAACGCCTGCTGAAAAGTTGCGGAGAGGGTGTAGACGCCCTTGGCCGCTGGGCCGAGGGCGTACCGCGCCACCTTGTACCGGCCCTGCTCGCCGAGCGGCGGCGTCCAGTAGAACGACGTCGCGCCGGCGTGCCGGTCCAGGAAATCGCGGATCGCCTTGATGGTGTCGCGATCGCCCACGAACTGCAGTGGCCACGCCTCGACCTTGTTGTTGATACCGTCGGGCACAGCCTGCGCATAGCCATCGCCAAACTGCGCACCCCGTACGCGCAGGGTGACGTCCCCCTGCGCGCCTGGGCCGCTGGCCTGCCACGTGAAGGTTTCGATTGCCATATCAGATCATTCCGTTGCGAATCTGGGCCGCATAACCGCCCTGCCCGACCATGTTCTTCGACATGCGCTGGTCAATGCGCTGGTCGATCTGTTTCCAGATCACATCAATGTTGGTGTTACCCGCGGCGTCCTCGGATTTCCTGACTTCCGGCTCGCCAGGTGCGCCGTAGAAATTCAGCGTCACCTTGGATCCACCCAACGCCTTCGCCGGCAGGATCGTGCCTGCCGTGCTGGGGATGAACGGCTCTGGCCCCTCCTCGCCGACCAGGTACGGCTGACCGGCTACCACCGGACCACCGCTCGCACGCGTCGGTAGCGCGAAGAGTCCCGCGCCGTAGTTGCCAGACACAGAGCCCGCCGTACCAAAGAAGTCACCGGCCAGCGGCGTTGTGGCGG